GGGAATACAACCGACGGTTGCCAGCTTTGCTGTTTTGGTTGCCAGATAAAGGGTGCTGGCAACCTGGGATGTCAAAGCGTAAGTGCTTGTTTTACATGGCAAAGGGGTGAATCGGGTTGCCAGAGGTTGCCAGGTTGCCAGTTTTTACTAAATTTAATATGTACACTAATATCAGTTCATACCTCCCATATAGAGGTAAATATATGGGTAAAATGCTGCGTATATATGGGGGTATACAAAAAGCTGGCAACCTGGCAACCTCTGGCAACCTGGGGTCAAACCGCAGCCTCAAATCATGTTCCTTTCTACCCTACTTCAAGCTGTTCACCGCCCACTTAAAACCTGTCAAATCCGGGCTGGTCGGCTGACTCTCTGGAATAATCAGACCTTCGAGTTTCCCTTCCCGTTTCGCATTCCACGACTCCCCGATTTCAATGAATCGATGAAGCTCTGTGGATCTTAGAAGCTCTGTGGATCTAATGAAGTCTGTGGATCTAATGAAGTCTGTAGAAGTCGCCGAGTCGGGGAAGTCCTGGAGCTCTATACATCTGTAGAAGTCAATAGACTCTGGGAGCTCGGAGAGTTCTCTGTTCCCCAGATCAGACCGAGTCGGGGAGCTCGTCCCTCCGTTTCTCGCCCTCGGCGTGAAGCTGGAAGCGCAGAGGCCCGGGAGGTGGTGCCAATAGCTGCCCGTGCAATAACTGCCCGTGCAATAGCTGCCCGTGCAATAACTGCCTAGGCAGCAAAGTTGCCGCCTAGCACGTTTGCCAGGCTAATGCAAATTTATTTTTGCATAAAAACCGCGCCGCTTGCACCCCCCAAGTTATTGGTACAGTGGCGCGCATTTTGGTGTAATACATGCCCCCGGGGGCATACCGCAGCCGGGCACAAGTAACAAGTGGTACATACAAATGGCAAAGCAAACCAACAAACCCGCAACCAAACCCGCAGCACCTATAGCAAGGGTGCCCGCAGCCGCACCAGCAGCAGCACCAGCAGCCGCACCAGCAGCAGCACCAGCAGCCGCGCAAGCACCAGTAGTAACCGTACTGCGCCAGCCGGCCAAGCCGTTTAGGCAGGGCAGCGCGCGCGCCTTATATTGGGCAGCGGTGCAGCAGTACGCGGGCCAGCCGTACCCCGCGCTGCAAGCGGGCATTGCGGCCGCCGTGCCAAGCACGCCTAAGCGTGGCAAACTGGCTGGGCAGCAGGAGCCGCTTACTGGCTGGGTGGCATGGTTTAAAGCACAGGGCTTGCTGGTAGTGGGCGCAACGCAGGGTTAACTCAAACAGGGGGCGGCACGCGCCGCCCCCACTAGGGGTGCAACATGGCTAAGAAAACCAACGAACAGAACGCCACCGAATTTTATGCGGCGGCGCACAAAAACTACGAAACGTGGGGACATTGGGTGTACGAAACTGAAAGTGTGGCAACGCTGGCCGAGGCCTTTGCGGCAGGCCAATACAAGAGCGTAGCCGACGCAGTGCGGCAAGCCAAGCAATACGCCGAGTACGCAGCGGACATACAGGCTACCGCTTGGTAGCATACCAACCGAGGGTACCCAACCGAGGGTACCCCCGGACGACTTTTAAAACAGCAACAAAAACACTTTCTCATCCCCCTCCAACATTTCTGACAGAATTATGACCGGAAATTGATAAGACGTTCTAGACCTATCGATATTTCTGACCAAAAACAGACCCCAAGCTCTAGATACTCCGCCTAGTAAATCCCCGCACGTGGGCGTATGCTATCGACCTCAAATATGAGGACGAACTGATGTACCCGTACCCCATCACACCTGGAGATGAAGACATATGTATGCGAACCATCTGGATGGAAGCACGAGGGGAACCTTATGAAGGAAAAGTCGCAGTTGCTCACGTCATCCTTAATCGAGCCCTCTCCGGAAGAGATCGCTGGTGTACTCTTGCCAAAGTCTGTCTCGACCACATGCAGTTCTCAGGATGGAGAAAATCTGATCCCAATCTTATGGCAGCCCTCGTACTGGCTCTTTCCGATCTTCGGGTCCAGGATTGCCTACGTGCCTTCAGGTCAGTTCTTCTCACCCCATTCGACACCCGTATAGACCCAACCAAAAACTCGTTGCATTATCTCAATCCGTCCATCGCTTCCCCAGCCTGGGCCGTGAATAAGACCCCCGCTTACATCGTGGGCGCTCACCACTTCTTCAACAACATAGCTTATTAGGACACCAACCATGGGATGGGGAACCGCCGCTGAGTTTGCTATGCGCATCGTGGACAAGTTCGTCCCCGATCCCGCTGCGAAAGCCGCCAACGCGCTAGAAATACAGCGTATGCAGCAGGCAGGGGAGTTTAAGGAGATTGACACCGCTCTGCAAATGGCGCAGGTGCAGACTGATGTCAACAAAGTGGAGGCTGCTAATTCTAACATATTCGTGGCTGGATGGAGACCGCACATAGGGTGGGTGTGTGGATTTGCGTTCGGCGCGCACTTCATCTACTTCCCGTTCATCACCTGGGTGGCTGCGCTGAATGGGCACCCCATTGACTTTCCAAAGATAGACACTCAAGAGCTGTTCACACTCATGCTAGGCATGCTCGGTTTAAGCGGGATGCGCAGTTACGATAAGAAGCAGGGCAGCGCATGACTAAGGAACTGCCCCAGGTGGATGAGCAGGAGGTTCCGTTAGATATTTCTCACCTAGCTGAGTTGTCTATGAACACAGTTAAGGATGAGGACGGTAACAGCAACGTGGACATGGAACAGGTGTTCACCGTAATGAGTAACGCCCATGCACAAAGGCTCGCCATCCCGCGCTCGTCTGCCTTTTCACGTAAGCAGATCGTGGGTGCTTTTCACAGTGCGTTTGAACTCATCGGTGGGGTACCCCGTCTTGCGGCCTGGGCGCACACCCACGAAACTGAGTTTTACAAATTGTACGCTCGTCTGCTGCCCAATCAAGCGCAGGTAGACTTTGGTAACGACGGAGTCCTAAAGATCGTGCATTCCCTGGCCCCCACTGCGCTGGACGGGCCACGTGAGGCCATAGAAGGCCAATCAATGAGGATGCCTGACGATGTCTAGCACCATAGAAATTGAGTATACGCCCCGTACTCAGTTCATACCATTCCATCAGAGGAATCAGCGATGGGCCGCGCTTATTGTACATCGCCGGGGTGGAAAGACTGTGGCGTGCGTCAACGACTTAGGCGCGCGAGCTATCTACACGCAGAAAGAGAACGCACGGTACGCCTATCTGGCCCCCTTCTACCGGCAAGCGAAGGACGTAGCCTGGGCGTATCTTAAGTACTACCTGAAGCCAGTAATAGCGAAGACTAGAGAATCTGAACTTCGCGTGGAGTTGATAAATGGAGCGTGGATTACGTTGTACGGAGCTGATAATCCTGACGCCCTTCGCGGCATTTATCTCGATGGAGTTATTCTGGATGAGTTTGGCGATTGTAGACCATCGCTTTGGGGACAAGTCATACTCCCGACTCTTGTCGATAGAGGAGGTTGGGCCGTATTTATCGGCACACCAAAAGGCAAGAATCATTTTTATAAGATCGCTCAACGATCCAAGTCTGAAGCGGGGTGGTTCAACCTTACCTTAAAAGCGAGTAAGTCCGGCATCATCGCGCCAAGCGAATTGGCGGAGATGAAGGCGCAGATGACGGAGGATGAGTATGAGCAGGAAATGGAGTGCTCGTTCGAAGCAGCGGTTAAGGGCACGTACTATGCTGATCTCATTAATCAGATCGAAGCAAAAGGACAGCTTGACGACACGCTCGTGTATGACCCTAAATTTCCCGTTTACGCCTCAGCAGATCTTGGTTATTCAGACTCGTGCGCGTGGTGGTTCTGGCAGCTTCGCCCGGACGGCATTGCGATGGTGGATTACGAGGAGCACCAAGGCGAAGCGCTTGATTTTTACTTCAAGATGTTGAGAAAGAAGGGGTACAAGTATGAGAAGATTTACCTACCACATGATGCGAGAGCTAAGACTCTCCAGACCGGACGATCAACCGTTGAGCAATTTCTTGCGGAGGAACTCCCAGTTGAAATAGCACCCAAACTTGATGTCCAACATGGAATCGACGCAGCACGTTATATTCTACCCTCAGTGTGGTTTAATTCGGTTAAATGTGCTAACGGGCTCGAAGCTCTTAGATCGTATCGTAGATCATTTAACGAAATCACAAACGCCTTTTCAAATAAACCCTTCCACGACTGGGCTAGTAACGGAGCTGATAGTTTTCGCTACTTCGCCCTTGTCACTAAAGCTAGCAGGGGTCATAAATCCGACGACCCACGAGTATGGATCCCCGACCTAGGGTTTACCCTGGAACAATTGTTTGAAGATAATGAGCGCGAAGATTACGCGGAAATATTGAGGATTTGATGATGGAATTAGAAGCTGGTATGAAACCGCACGAGTTTTGGTCCAAGGAGATTGAAGCTGCGGAGAAGCGTCAGAAAGATTTCTGGAAAGATGGCGGTAAGATCGTTGAGAGGTTCCTAGATGAACGCAAAGAAGATGGCGGCGGTAATCGTCGCAACTCCGGCAACACGGTTATTCGTCTTAATCTATTCCATGCTAACGTCTCAACTCTTATGTCTATGCTTTACGGCAAGGTTCCGGAGATTAGTAGCACCCGTCGTTTTGCCGACGCGGGGGACGACGTTGGCCGAATTGCGGCCGAAATGCAAGAGCGAATTCTCAATACCGACGTACAAACTCCTGGAGCATCTACCGGGGATATACTACGCGCGTGTCTTCAAGACAGACTTTTACCTGGACTGGGCACAGCTCGGGTAAGGTACGATTTCGGGACTAAGACTCACAAAGCTGAGGAGATGCATCCAGGCGAAGACGGTCAGATGGAATCGAAAGAAACTGAATACGAAGTTTTAGACGATGAGGATGCCATCACGGATTATGTTCACTGGAGAGACTACCTGTGGGGGCACGCTCACATCTGGGCTGAGGTACCGTGGTCAGGATACAAGGTGTATATGACCAAACCTGAGGCCATTGCACGATTCGGCACGGCGAAAACAGAGAAACTCCAGTTTAACCGTCGCAGCATAGAGACGAAAGAGGAAAATTCCACCAAAGAGCGCGCCCATCCATGGGATAAAGCCGAAGTTGTGGAAATCTGGTCGAAACCCGACAGAAAAGTCTATTGGTGGTCCAAGGATGCTGATGAATTACTGGACGAACAGGAAGATCCATTGAAATTACGCGGCTTCTTCCCCAGTCCTGAGCCGATGATGGCTAACCCCACGACTACCCTGTGCTTGCCCCGCGCAGATTTCAAAATTGCACAGGATTTGTACAACCAGATTGACATTCTGCAAACCCGCATCAGCATAATTACGCGAGCGGTGAAGGTTGTTGGCGTCTATAACAAATCTTCCAAAGAAATTAAGAATATGTTCAACCAAGGCACTGAGAATGATCTCATTGCTGTGGATAGTTGGGCAGCGTTCGCCGAAAAGGGTGGGCTGAAAGGTCAAATTGACTGGCTTCCCATTGAAGAGATTGCAAACGTCCTTAAAACGCTGCAGGAAGTACGCGCACAGACTATAGAATTGCTCTATCAAGTCACGGGCATGGCCGACATACTGCGTGGGCAGAGTGATGAGTACGCAGCGGCCAGCAGCGACCAATTGAAAGCGAAATTTGCAAGTGTGCGAGTGCAGTGCTTGCAAGATGAGTTTGCTCGGTTTGCTAGCGACATAATGGGTTTGAAAGCTGAAATTATGCGTACCCACTTCGAAGTGGATACGATAATTAAGCACTCCAATGCCCATTTCTTTCCTGAAGACCCCCAGGATGTTATGGCTGCGGCGCAGTTCCTGGTTGACCCCAGTAATGACATATTGTGGAGGGTTGAGATTAAGCCTGAGTCCATCGCTATGGTGGATTACGCTCAGTTAAAGTCCGAACGTACGGAGTTCCTTACAGCGATGGCTACATTCTTGCAGTCTTCTGCTCCTCTCATCGAAAAGGACCCCGCTGCCGCTCCATTCCTCATGGAGATGTTGAAGTGGTCCCTTGCAGGCTTCAAGGGTAGCCAGCAAATTGAAGGCATTATGGATAAGGCTATCAAGCAGATGATGGACAATCTCAAGCAACAGTCTGAGAACCCCCAACCTCCGCAGGACCCCCATTTGCAAGAAATTCAGGCCAAGGCTGCTGCAGAGCAACAGAAGATCGCAGCCAAGTCCCAGGCAGATATGAATAACATGATGCAGGACCACTACAACCAGCTCCAACAGATTACGGCTGAGACTGATATGAATAAGCAGAAAGAGCAGATGAACGCGTACTACAACGTGCTTGAAGCTCAACTCAAACATCACGCAACTTTGAAGGAGAAGAGTCATGAGGCGAACCTACGTCCAAAACCCTCTAACGGGTAAGTTTGAGGAAAAGAAGGAGCGGACACGCTTGGACTTGTATTATGTCCAAGATGACGTACAACCTTTCGTGTCTCCTGTGGACGGCAGCATAATCAATAGTAAGTCTGATCTTCGCAACCATAACGCTCGTAATGACGTAGTGAATTATCAGGAGTTTGGAGACGCCCACTTTGAGCGTAAACAGAAAGAACGAGATGACTTCTATCTTGGAAAGACTGGCAAAAAAGAACGATTAAATGATGTGGTACGAGCATTCAACGCAGAAGAAGATAAATTAAGGAGACGATAATGAGTGACAGTATACGCGAGCAATTAGAGGCTGCTTTCGATGAACAAGAAAACGAAGAAAGCGGGGGATCCGGTTCGAACGCCAAGGAGCCCGTGGGGTCTACCGAAAAGATCACCACCCCCGGAGAAATCATCGACGGAGAAACTCCCAGTAAAACCGTTGAATCCGGAGAAGGAAACAAAGATGAGAAGGGTAGTGAAGAAAAGACCGCTGCTAAGGAGGAAGTTAGTGTAGACAAGACGGAACTTAAAGATGAGATCATTAAGTCTCCTGCGGGATGGTCGCCTGAAGCTCGTGAGGTATTTAAAGATCTTTCCCCTGTGGCTCAAAAGGAGATCATCAAGCGAGAGAAAGATTACGCAGTTGGTCTACAACGCAATGCGGAGACTAGCAAATTCGGGACCCGCATTAAAGACGTCCTTGCACCCTTTCAAGCTGTCATGCGGATGGAAGGCGCAGACGAAATAAGTGCTGTTGAAAGTTTAGCCTCCGTTGCAACCACTCTTCGTATGGGCACTCCCATGGAGAAGGCTCGTGAGATAGCTCGTCTTATCGGAGGTTACGGCATTGATATTGCTACTCTAGACGACGTATTGTCCGGGCAGATAAAACAAGTTCCTGAAGAAGAGCAGCGGCTTACCGCACTGATGGAGAAACATCTCGCCCCGGTTCGTCAAATTCTTGGCGAAGTAGAACGCGGCAGGGCTGAAGTTGGTCAGCGGGTAATTGCAGATGTCGACAACGAAATAGCCCAGTTTGAGTCAAAAGCTGAGTTTATAGAAGACGTTCGTAACGACATGGCAGATTTTCTTGAGATGGCTGCTAAGAATGGCCGTAAACTGACTCTTCAGGAGGCGTACGACAAAGCCGTTACTCTTCGACCGGATCTAAGTAAAATTATACAAGAGCGCAGCCGCGTGTCAAATCTCAAAGATGAAGGTAAACGCCTAGATGGAAAACGCAAAGCAGCATCCAGTGTTCACGGTTCCAGTGCGGGTACGGCCACTACTTACAAACCCGGCAGTGATCTTAAAAGAGATGTTGAAGCAGCGTGGGAAGCATCTGAAAGGCAGTAGTTGCGCAGTCTACAAAATGGGCGTATAGTCTGTTCCTAGCACCAAGGTTCCCGAAAGCTCCAAGGTGTAGGAAAGACCCGCCAAAAGCCGTCATTTCTCCCCGACCAGTTAGTTTCCTCCGGGAACTAACTGGTCGGGAGTCTACGGGAACCTCCAGGTATTTCAAGCAAGGCTTCGTGCCCCATGCTAATGTACGAGTGACTGAGGCCACCTACGGCCCCACAGTTATTGATGTACGAACTTATTCGTAATCCATCAATTCGGAGACTAGCATGGCTTTTCCAAACGTATCAGATATTCTTGCGACTACGATCGAAAATCGATCGAAGACTATCGCAGACAACAACACGAACAACAACGCTATCCTGAAGAAATTGTCCATGAAGGGCAAGATGAAAACCTTCAGTGGCGGCACCAAGATCTATCAGGAACTGTCGTTTGCTGACAACGCGAACGCGGGCTGGTACTCTGGATACGACATTCTCCCGGTGAATCCCGCTGACGTAATCAGCGCGGCTGAATTTCCCATCAAGCAGGCTGCGGTGCCTATTATCATCTCCGGCCTTGAGCAACTTCAGAATGCTGGCAAGGAGCAGATGATTGATCTCATGGAAGCGCGCCTCAATATTGGCGAAAGCTCCATGGCTAACCTTATCGCTGTGGGCATGTATAGCGACGGTACAGGTAGCGGCGGCAAGCAGCTCGACGGTCTCAACGCGGCTGTGCCACTGGCTAATACTACGGGCACCTACGGCGGCATTAGCCGCGTCGCCTGGACTTTCTGGCGCAACAAGATTCGCGATGCTGCGAACACCACCACCCTCTTAGCCGACATGAACGCCCTCTGGGCACAGTTGGTCCGCGGCATGGATCGCCCGGACTTGATTATGGTTGACAACGTCATTTGGGCAGCGTATCAGGCTGCATTGCAGTTGCAGCAGAGGTTTACCGATCCGAAGGTTGGAGAGCTGGGATTCCCGTCCATCAAGTACATGGATGCTGACATGATCCTCGACGGCGGTATTGGCGGTCAGATCCCGACTGGTGTCGGCTTCTTCCTCAATACCAACTACTTGTTCTTCCGTCCGCACGCTCAGCGCAACATGGTTCCGCTCTCGCCGAACCGTCGCTATGCGACTAATCAGGATGCTGAGGTTCAGATTCTGGCTTTCGCAGGTAATGTTACCTGCTCCGGCCAGCAGTTCCAGGGTCGTCTGGACGTCAACTAATCTTTAGGGCTGGCTGAGGCCAGCCCTCTTTTTGGAGAAATGAGCATGGCCTATATCATTGGTATGAATTTGACTCAGGTGCGTACGAACGCCCTGGGTGCAGAGTTTAAACTTGGCACCATCGGCATGACGTCTGATGGTAAGATGTACAAGTACGTCCAGTATAACGCTGGTGCCGGCACTATCGCTGCTGTAGCGGGTAACGTAGTTGGATACTTTGCCCCTGCTGGCGACTTTGCTGCTGAGGGCTACACGAACAACAAGGTGACTTCCGACGTATCGGATGCCCTCGTTGCTGCGGGCGTACTCCAGGCTGTGATTGCTGATACTGGCTACGGCTGGATTCAGATTCGCGGCGCAGCCACCCTCACTACTGCCCTTGTGTCGGGCGCTGACGGCAATACTCTCGTATTGTCCACTACCACGGACGGCACTATGAAGGTGGCTGCTGCGGTTACGGACATAACGGGAGCCATCGCTCAGGATATTTCGGATAAGACGATTATCTGCAACTTCCCAATGTGATCCAAAGGGGCCGAGAGGCCCCTTCTTCTAGGAGTACTGCGATGGCTGTTTCTACGAAACAGGGTATACGGAAAGACGGGGATGACAATCAACTCGTTTCCGACACCTGTAACATTTCCGTAATAAGTAAGACTACTGCCGTAACGATAGGCGGAGGAGTTGCGGGAGATACGCGTCTTAAAGGTTTGCATATAATCACTGCCCTGGCAGGAACTTGTGTTATCTCCGGATTTGCAGATTCGGATGGTACAGCTCAGAGTATTACGTTTCCTGCTTTGACTCCCGCAGGGTTTAAAGATTTTCAGGGGGCTGTGAATTCTGCGGGGGCACTTACAATTACTTGTTCTACCGCCGGGGACGATAATTCAGTGTGCGCTCTTTGGAATTTAAACTGAGGGATTCATCATGGTTGACGCAATAGGCGGCGCATTGGGGCAGCAGATCGGGTTTAATCCGATTGATCGCAGTGTCCCACGATTTTCTCGCAGGGGCATGTTTGCCCTCGCCAACACTGCCGGCGGTTCCGCCATAGCAACTCCATTTGTTAGTGATCGTACTTGGAATACTAAATTTCAAGTTCCTTGTGCCACGTTTTCAGCCGTCCGGGTAGGCATTAGGAATCAGCAGCCCAATCTGGTAAATTGTAAAGGGCTAGTTGGTTCCACTGAAACAGCAGACGTATCTACTATTTCTAATCAGACGGGTTGCATAGTAAATGGTCAGCGTGTTGATACCGTGGATAGTACGACGGATGCTACGGGTTGGCAGACCCTTAAGATCAACGGCAATGCTGCCATGGTACTGGCTGCTGGTGGGGGCGGAAATGGGTCCAGTCTTAATAGCAGCAAAATTACTTGGACAGATTGGGTTCCTATTCAATCTATTGCACGTGCAGATGGGGGCGTGGGTTCTCTGATTAATGTTCGTCTGTTCTATCAAGGCACTGTGACAAACTACGGGTTTTGCTCTAGCACAGCATCTCTTCAATCTTACTCCTCAGCAAATAGAGGTTTCTTGGCCCAGACAGCCTTCGTCGATGCTGATGCAGTAGCGGCTCCCTCAACAGCTATGGCTAACACTAACTCCTTTATGTGCCCAGTTATAATTGAGTTTATGTCTGATGACATTTTAGCTTCGGTGGGGGTTATTGGAGATTCTCACTCTGACTCAGTAGGTTCTGTGGCCGATAATCGTTCTAACTGGCTGCTACGAGCTTGCGGAGATATTTCTAGTACTTCTGGGTTAGGCCCTAATTCTGCGGTTCTCCCAGTAAACATGGCTTGTAGTGGTTCTGTTGTGGACTTCTACTGGGGTCTTGCTCAAGAACACATGGAGTTATCTACTCCTGACATTCTTGTCTTCCAGGGGGTGAGCCTCAACGGAACTGGAGTCTTCTCGCCCACAGGCGCTCCATCTCTTCGGTACAAAGAAATGGCACTGTACAGGCAACAAATTCACAGTTTCCTGCGATTTTGTCGTTTGAACAACGTAGTGCCCATCATCATGACGGGCTGCGTAAATGAGGCGTATAACACAGTTGCGTGGGATGCTGAACGCAGAGCATTTCAAGCAGAACTTAATAGCATGGGTGTGCTGGTATTTGATTCTTGGCAGATGCTAGGTAATGGGGCATCCCCAGAAGTATATCAGCCCGCGTACCGACTTAGTTCTAATCACCCAAATGAAGTAGGTGTAGAGGCAATGGCGCAGGCATTTAAACCCGTGCTCATGAAGGCACTCCAGTATCGTGCTGGTATGCTATAACAATTAGGAGAATGAAATGAGTCTTACAGAAGCAGATTTGGAGTTAACTCAACTAGCGATGGCCGCGCAACCGACGAACCGCAGCATGTTGGAAGAGTTCGGATTCGGTGAAACCTATGAACAGCAGAATTTTCAGGCTGATCCGGGCGATGCAGCGTTGTTCGTGCGTTTCTTTTTGTACCCCTGGCTGAATAAACAGGAAAGTACACAGCAGGGCCGGCCCATCTATTATGATCGTGAATTTATCGAAATCATCCAACCGGGTAACAAGGAAAGTATCATCAATCGTCCCGCTAGTGACATTGATAAACGTCGATTCTCTAAGCAGTACGGCGCATTTAAGTCGCAAACCAGCCAGACTGCCGCAGTAGGCACTCCGCTGGAGCATTGGGCAGCGATGTCTCGTGCGCAGGTTGAAGAACTTAAATACTTCGGCTGCCACACAGTTGAGCAACTTGCTGTGATGTCCGACGGCATCACTGGTAAATTCATGGGTCTTCAGAGTTTTAAACTTCAGGCTCAGGCTTACCTGGAGAAATTGGGCACTTCAGCGGAGGGCAGTAAATTGGCTCATCAATTAGAAGAGCAGGCCAACGAGTTGGAAACTTTGAAGAACCAGATGAAGGATTTGTCTGACCAACTCGCTGCTGAGCGAGCCGCTGCTAAGAGAAAATAAGATGCTTCTACTTACTTCTTCCTCAGACATACTTAGGGTCACAACGTCAGCGGCTATAACCACTGACGCCTATGCTGTCTGGGAAGAATTAGGTAGCCCCACTCTTGTCCCTAAAAGATTAGGGTCGCTGATAACTACCGCCGCTGATACGCAGATAGTTCCTTCCCCGTCTCCCACCATACCAATTTTGGTGCGGACGTTGTGTATCCGTAATCGCCACGCCAGTACGTCCCAAGACGTGACGGTAAAGATGTATGATGGAACTAATACGTACGAACTCTACAAAGCGACTCTATTAGCAGGGGAATGCTTGCAGTATCAGGACGGGGCAGGGTTCTGGATTACAGATGCTTTGGGTCGCCCCAAGACAAGCGATAGTCTGTACAGTCCTGCAATAAATCAACTCACAGTAGTGGTCTTGGGAACTGACCAGATAAACAGCAACGGCGTCGCCAATACTTTAGAGGACGTAACAGGGCTCAGCTTTAACATTGTCGCAGGACAGCAGTATTGGTTTCGGACTAGCATTGTTTACGATGCTGCGGCCACCACTACAGGCAGCCGATGGACTTGCTACACCACAGGAGGGGCTCCCACGGCTATCCGGTACAGGTCGGAGTACAGTTTGACTGGCACCACCGTGACTATTAACGAGGGCTTGGCGGGTGTGAATTTACCCGCTGCGAGTAACGCATCCAGTGCAGCTACAGGGAGTAACTTCGCATCAATAGAAGGACTGTTCACTGCAGGAGCCAACGGAATTTTTCAGATAGCTCACGCAAGTGAAGTACTCTCCAGTGCGATCACGGCCAAAGCTGGCTCAATATTAGAATGGTATAGGACGCTGTAATGGCTCAGTTTAAGACAGTTCAGGAGATTGTAAACCAAGCTTCCGCTGAGCTTGGATTCACCCCTATAGTGGATGTCCTTTCCACAGGTAACTCAGTCTTCACCCAGTTTCGTTATCTGCTTAATGCAGTGGGTCAGGAACTTGTTTCCATGAATGACTGGGAGCAGCTTCAAGAGGAAGCCACGGTCACTACGGTAGTCGGTACTAGCGAGTACAACCTGCCCACTGACTTCGATCATATGATAGATCAGACAGGTTGGGACCGCACTAACTTGAAGCCCCTGGGCGGTTCTCTTTCTCCCCAGACGTGGCAGTACCTCAAAGGCAGTAGTCTTCTCAACGGAGCCATCTACGTTACTTTTCGAGTCAAGAAAAGCATGTTTGCGGTTCTTCCAGACAACCCTGTCCCTGATGCTTTGGATATTCGCTACGAATACATTCGGAATACTTGGGTACTCAATAGTGATGGAGTAACCTACCAGACTGAAGTAGTGACCAAAGACGACACCATCCTGTACCCGCCCTCTTTAGTGGTGAAATTTCTTAAAGTTAAGTACCTGGAGGCCAAGGGGTTCGACAGTGAAAAAGCTCGTGATGATTTCGCAGGTATATTCGACTCCACTTCTGGCCAGAACATTCCTTCTGGCATACTGAACGCTGGCGGCGGCAGTGAACAGTTCCCGTATATCGACCCGTTCAACAACGTACCGGACACTGGATATGGTTGATTTTAATCGCGCAGTAGGGTCCAAGGCTCGCCCTGGCAAAGCCTCTGCACAACCCATACCAATACCTGTTCCATATAGAGGGGTGAACACAACTTCTTCTCTTTCCATGCTCGCAGAAGATGAGTGCCACTATGCTTATAATATTCTCCCCAGCCAAGACGGATTCAAAACAAGACTCGGCACTTCTGAGTGGACGAATGGTGTCACGGGTTCCCCTAGGACTACTATTCCCTATCATGCTCTTTCTTCTACTGGGTCTGGTGATAAATTGTTCGTCACTGGTACTGACGGTATTTACGAAGTCACTACTAGTGGAGCAGGAGCAGCCACCAGAGTCTACAATTTCGTCACCACCGGGGCAACTGCTGGGTACGGAAATTTTATCCAGTGGGGGACCGCTACCGGCGCTCAGTGGATTTTCTACGCAGACAGTGCCAACGGACTTTTATCTTACGAAGCAGCTACGAACACCTGGTCTCCAGTTACAGGAATAACAGGGCTCAACGAATTAGATATTCGCTATGTGGCCATCCATAAACTTCGCATCTGGGTAATACTTAAAGATTCTCCTAACGGGTGGTACCTCCCCGGTGGCGCTATGGCGGGGGCGGCAACAGAATTCCAATTTGGCTCTAAATTCACTCACGGCGGTGATTTAGTAAGCGTACACACATTCACACGAGATTCTGGAAATGGGCCTGATGATTTATTTGTCGCTATTTCGCGTCAGGGTGACGTAATCATCTACCAAGGTGCAGACCCTTCTGCAGCAACTACGTTTTCAATCGTAGGAACGTGGTACGTTGGGGTGCTGCCTGATAGTCGTAAAGTCGCATTGGAATATTCTGGTGACATCTATATTTTGTCTATAAATGGGATTACTTCTCTTACGGAGTTGCTCCGCGGTACGGATGTTTCGGACAACTATAAGTCTGTCGTGGGTAAGATTACCAATCTTCTGCGGTCACGTTTATCTACAGAATTATCTTCAGCAGGGTGGGAGTTGATCATGTTCCCCGCTGAGAATCTTCTTATCATTCAGTCCCCCATACGCTCGGGGTCTACTGATCAATACTTACACTACTGTTTGAACACGGTGAACAAGGGATGGGGCTTCTTTCGTAACGTGCAATCTACTTCTATGGGGGTGCATAGAAATGAATTATTCTACACCCAGAGTAATGGAAGCGTGTGGCGCCTTAAAGAAGGTAACGATCAATGCACCATTACGAATCCTGTCGGAACTCCTGTTGAGTTTACGTTCCTTACTGCGTATTCAAACGCAGGCGCTCCAGGGGTTATGAAGATGCCTAGTCTTGCTCGCCCTGTATTCGTAGGCAGCCAAGCTCCTGAGTATGCTATTCAGGTTTTATTTGACTATGAACGGGGAGAGCTGAGTGTTTCTGGTTCTGGCGCTACTTCTGACTCTTCGTTGTGGGACACAGCCTTGTGGGATAGTGCTATATGGGGCGGTGATGAGGTGTTTGACGAAACACAGGGCGTCGGAGGCGTGGGCTACGCTATCGCCGTGGCTATGCGGGGCCGCACCACAGCGCGCCTCACACTCGCTGAGATAACTCTGATAGGAATGGTTGGGGGATATCAGTGAAGTTCAAAGCCTTTGACGTTATGGACTACGAACATGTTGACTATTTCAAGAAAGGGGGTCTACATGGAAACCTCTACATTTCTTCTGGTACTCGCGGTATTGTTGCCTATACTGATTCTGGATTCATAATGGGCATGGTATTGTTTGACAACTGGACCCACACCGCTGTTTTCGGGCACATTGTTGTCAGTAATCCAATGTGCCTTAAGCACGGGGGTTTGATTACTGAGGCTATGGATTTTGTTTTCAACACTCTTGGGTTACAGTATCTCATGGGGTCAGTACCCGCTAGCAAAGAGAAGGCTATTTCTTTTGAGAAGCGTATTGGATTCAAAGAAGTTTATCGTCTTAAAGATGGGTTCCAGAAAGGAACTGATTTGATTTTCATGCAGATGACTCGCGACCAAGCAGTCTTCCTGCCCAAAGAACAGAGGGCTGCGTAATGAGTTCTGCACCTAAAGCTCCTGACTATGCCGCCGCTGCGGAGAAAACTGCTGCGGCCAGTCTGGAAGCCACTAAATACCAGACGATGGCGAATCGCCCGAACACCACTACCCCGTGGGGCACGGACACATGGACTACCGACCCCAACACAGGAGCCAGCACTCGCAGGATAACCCTAGATCCTGCAGAGCAGGCTGCGCTTGATGCCCAACAGGGTATGGATAAGACGCGTTCCCAGACCGCAGGGGGTATGATGAACCGGGTTAAGAGGGAGCTAGGCCGCTCCGTTGATTTTAGTAAATTTGAAAATTATGGCTCTTTGGGTGACCCCAACATTCGTCGCCAGCATCAAGAAGACGCCGCCTACGGCCGCGCCACTTCTCGGTTAGACCCCTACTGGCATGATCAAGTTCAATCCACGGATGTAGAACTTCGTAATCAGGGGCTAAATCCCGGGGATGAAGCCTACGACAAAGCTATGGCGAACACTACCCGCGCTCGCACAGATGCTTACTCGGCAGCTCAAAATGATGCGGTTACGCAGGGCCGAGCAGAATCGGATCTAAGCTACGGGCAAGATCTTGGAACCGCCAATTACTCTAATAATCTGCGCACTCAGCAGATAACTGAAGAGCTTCAGAAGAGGGGTTGGTCTTTAAACGAAATCAATGCTCTTGTATCTGGACAGCAGATAGGGATGCCGCAGGCTCCAAGCAACCAGCCGAATAGCACTGCTGCTCGGGCACAGAGTGCGGACTACAGCACGGCAGCGCAGCAGCAGTACCAGTCTAGTCTGGATAAGTTAAATGCTGAGCAGGCGGGTATACAGGGAATGTTCAGCGGCGCGGGCGGGATAGCCCAGGCATACATGATGTCAGATATGCGTCTTAAATCTAACATCAAGCATGTTGGCATATTCAAGCACTACAATGTGTACGAATACGATATAGCCGGCACCCGCACCCCAGGCGTTATGGCCCAGGAAGTCTTACTCACCAATCCAGAAGCTGTGTCCGAGCACGAGTCCGGCTACTTGATGGTCAATTACGGAGCGCTGTGATGAACGAACAATCAGACCAAGAGAACCAGTACCAGCGTCTCATTGGCGAGGGCTACACGGAAGACCAGATCCGTATGATTCTCAGCCTGGGTGGGCTCAATGCTGAAACAGGTCAACTGGACAAACAACAGAAGTACGCAGATAAGCTCCGGGGTACTGAGATTCCTGAAGGACGTCAAGTTGGTAACGTCTACGTGGCTGCCAACCCTCTTGAATTCATCGGCGCCGGTATGAAGCAGTACGCAGGTAAGCAACAGAACGACAATCTCATCCAGCAACAGAAACAATTGCAGGATGAGATGATGAAGCGTCGTCTTGAGTACCTCAAGGGTGGGGCCAATCCGGGTCTCCAGCAGAGCACCATCCCCGGCACCCCCATGTACGGTGGCGGCTACGAGGGCCAAATTGCATGAATCCGTATGAATTGATCATTGGTGCCCCCCCGTCTTCACAGGACCAGATCCGTGCGGCGGCTGCGCGACTGCGCGGCGCCGATGATCGTTCTGTGCTTGCTATGCTTTCGGGAGACCCCACGCTTCAAGGGGTGGGGCAGGCCACCTACGAATCTACCCAGCAGCAGGCTCAGGGGCTGGGTAAGGCTCGGGCAGCAACGGAGAACCGTGCGGCTCAACGTGAAATGGAAAATGCTCGTTTGGTACAGCAGAAACAGATTGCTGATAGCAATGATGAAATTCAGCGTAAGCAACTCGCCGCCACCATAGCTAATCAAAACGCTATCCGCAGCCAAGCAGCGACTAGTGAAGCTGGGATGGCCGCCTACAGGGATTCTCTTACTCAGCAAGCTAAAGATGCTTTGGAAGAATCTAAGCGCAATCACGATCTACAAGATAACCAGCGCAAAGAAACTGAAGAACAGCGTAAAGCTCAGCAGAAAGCTGTGGAAGATCGGTTCACGGATACTCAAACTCGTATGCTCTCAGCCAAACTCCAAGATGAAGGTGTTACTGATCTTGAAGGTGCTATCGGCATGGCTGATAAAGAAGTTGGGAAATACTTCGACCCAGAAACTGGCACCCGCGTAAAGGGTAAAACTGACATCCCTGGCTACGGTCTTGTAGAGAATATGGTTCCCACTATAATGGAGGGACAGGATTCTAAAACTCTTCGTACCTATCTGGCGGGTGTTTCTAATCGTATTTTGAAAGCTCGTTCTGGTTCAGCTGTCACTACTCCTGAAATGACTCGTTTAGCAACTGAACTTGGTGCCAACTTGGGACAGGGTGAAGAACAAATGATTCAGGCGTACGTCAATCTTCGTAAAGGTTTGGCCCACACTAAGCAAGGAATTCTTTCTGGGTACGATCCAGAAGTACAGAACACGTTCCTTACTCGTATGAATGGGGGGCTGCCTAACCGTAAGCCGGATGCTATGGGCGCAGGCAGCACTACAGGGAAATTGACTACCCAGCGCGGTACTTCAGTGGAGTTAATTCCGTGAAAATACGTCTCCAACTGAGCGGAACTCCAATTACCCTGGCTGTACCCGAGGGAGTAGATCCTCAAGAATTTGCTTCCCGTGTAGAGGAAGCACACTACGCTCAAGAGAAACCGAGTGCCGCCAGCGATAGCAATCTAGAGAATTTCTCTGCTGGTGTGGGCCACGGTGCAGTGAACATGGGTAAGCAGGCGCTGAACATGGCCTTGCCAGACCAACTTACCCCGGACTTCGCTAGCGATAAGTCCTTGGAAGAAGCTAAGGTCCGCGATGAAGGCCTCATGGGAACCAAGGCAGGTATGTTGGGCGACATGGTGGGCACTACCCTAGCCACGGCACCCGTGGGGAGCGCACTCGGAGTGGCGTCGAAGGTGGGCACTACCCTAGCCACGGCACCCGTAGGGAGTGCGCTCGGAGTGGCGTCGAAGGTGGGCAACGTACTTGCCCGCACCTTGGCTAACCCTGCGGCCCGTGCTGCCGTCGACAACGCTGTTACGGGTGCCCTTGCAGCCGGCCCAGGAGACCGTATGAGCGGCGCAGTTACCGGAGCAGCGATAAGCGGTGCTTTCACAGGCGCAGGGAAAGTTCTCAAACGTACCCTGATGCGCCCGTGGGCTGAGAAGACAGCAGCGGCCAAATTTATTGAGGGTTCCACTGGTCATGAGATACCCCTGAGTCAGTCGGCTAAACCTGGGCTGATGAAACAGATTTACGAAGGTGTGGTGGCGAACATGCCTGGGTCTGCGGATAAGATACGCGGTCAGTACGACAATGCCCTGGAAGATTTCCGACATTTTATCGTTGAAGAAGCATCTCCTCCCGGTACAAATCGTATCCCCTCTGCGGGGGACGATATGCAAACTATCATGGGAAATCTTCGCAAGGCGTGGGAGGACCGATACGCCAGCCACGACTATCCGAATGCTCCCGTAGTAATGTTCAGTCACCTGTACAAGCCTCCGACTGGAGATTTTGGGAAGGAATTGGTAAAACGTCTTCCAGTAGGTGTGAGTCTTCCTAAGGTGGATTCCCAGATAACCGGGGCACGTATCCTTTCTACTAAAGATGCAGTGCAGAAAGTTATTGACGAACTTCCTGATAAGGAAACCATTCTTAAGTCTAAATTCTTAGAATTTAAGGACAATCTGGACCATGTACTCAAACAGAATATCGACCCCAGCGGGCGCGGAAAAGGACAGTGGGCTAGTGAGTTGCGAGATGTTGAAGCTCTCAAGCCGTACTATAGAAAATTTAAAGATATTGAAGCAGCAGCAGGGAAAGCTGCCCACGCCTCTGAGTTCTCACCTGCGAATCTTGAGGCTGCTACAACTCAGCGTGCGGGGAACAAAGGAATAGTAGGGGGCGGAGCATTTGCTGATGAAGCTAAACATTCTGTAGATGCTCTTCGTCCCTTCCCCAGCCGGCAGGGTATTTTCCAAACCCGAGCTGCTATGGCGGCGGGTGCGGGTACTGTGGGCGCTACCATCGGCGGAGTAGTCGCTGGTCCGATTGGAGCAGCGGTTGGAGGCGGAGCCCCCGTAGCCTTATCTAGAGTTTTGGCAAGTCCTAAAACTCAGCGTATACTTACAGGCGATACTAAAACTCAGAAACTGATGGCAGCGGCTCTGCGTAGAAATAAAGATAAACTCAATGCTGCCAGTTCTGTCGCTAGAAAAGTTCTTACAATTGGAGCTACAGAGGATAGGTGATGGCGGGTGAAACGATTGAAGCTAGGATCGCAGTTATGGAAAATCAGCTAGCCCACGATAAAGAAGAACGTGAATGCCGACGTAAAGAATTAGACAAAAAGCTAGAGGCAATGACCCTAGCAGCGGACAATCTAGTTAAAGAAATTGGTCGGTACAAAGGATTCGTAGGCGGGATGTCTCTTATGGTGTCAATACTGTGGGCGGGCATAGCGTTTTTCAAAGAACAAATTATTAAAGCTCTGAGCTAGGAGATTGCTATGCCTCGTGATGGTGCAGGAAACTATACCCTCCCACTTGCAGACGTCGTCACTGGTACGACTATCCTTTCTGCCTGGGCGAACCCTACTATGGCAGATGTTAAGAGTGCTCTTACTGCCAGCATAGCTAAGGATGGGCAGACTAATCCGTCAGCTAACCTCCCTATGAATGGCTTTAAGCATACCGGGGTAGGAGCAGCTTCGATGCGAACTGACTATGCCAGCGTGGCTGATGTCCAAGATAGCCTGCCTAATTTCTGCGGAAATGCAGGCGGCACAGCAGATGCTCTAACTGTGCCTGCCCTCATGGCTCTGGCAGCGTATGTAGACGGCCAAATATTCTGGATTCGTGCAACTGCTACGAATACTACGACTGCCCCTACCCTCAAGGTGGGGGCACTCGCAGCCATTACGATTAAGAAGGCTGGCGGGGTGGCCCTCGAAGCAGGAGGCATCACTACTGGCAGCATCTACGGTTTTATACGAGACGTCACCCAGGCTTGCTTCACTCTCATAAATCCGGCAAAGCAGGGCGCGGGATATTGGTACCAGAACGGACCGTGTTTCGGCCAGTATCTAACATCGGACTTCAACACTCCTTCTGGTTCAACTACTGAACTAGGTTCTGTTTTATCTGATTTTACTTCTAAAATAAGTGTCGGGTCAGGTATGGATTTGACCACAGGCAGGTTCACTGTGCCCGCTGGTCAAGGGGGTCTATACCGTGTTGATTTTCGGGCTGCCCTGGGTATTCTGTCTGCCAACGCCACTGAAGAATTCTTTGCGTGTCTGGGCAATGCTACTGTAGCGGACTACTATGCTCTCGGCAGCGTACATTCAGGTCCTGTAGCAGGCGGGGCAGACACATACCTAGTTTCTACGGGTTCTAAAACTCTTGTTCTGGCTGCGGGCGACGTTGTATCATTGTGGACTTCCCATACTACTGGAGCTACCAGAATGGTCCTTGGGGTGCTCCCACAGCTTACTAGTTGGGAAATAATGAGGATTGGTTGATGCCCCGCACCGTAACAGATGCGAGTAGAGATTTTGATGAGGTCCGCTACCATAGGATGCTAGCGGACCGTCTCAAACGGAAGGGTTCTATCAGCGCGGAGGAGTATTCAAATAGACAGCAGGAGCTAGCAGCAAAAGACCGCCGGTATTTTGCAGAAGTGGAGACTGCAAATAACCCGCTGATGGCACTACCCCTCCTAGGTGCAATCCCAATGGAATATCTGGCAAAACGTCTTCGTCTGACCCAGGGGCGTACACCAGCTGATTTAAATCAAATGGCAGAAGGTTATCGTGGTCTTGGGCAGGGTCTTGTAGATGCGTATCATCAAGCATTCTCAAACGCTCCTCAGCAAGCAGGTCCGCCCGCTGGTAGCGCTCCTGATAACTATGCCATGCCAGAATACTTAAGCCCATCAGAACAAGAAACGCTCCGACTAAGGCGTTTGGGTCGCTAGTTTTCTTACTCATTTCTCTTCACCTGTAACCCTTTGTTTTATAAGGCAACTACTCGAACGCGTCGGAGTAGGGGCATTTTGGGGCAATAGCAGTGCCAAGGTACCCCAAAATAAATGCGTCGAGCGCGTTCGAGTAAGGCCACTTTTAGCTCTTAACCGCCTAAATTGGGTGCCGCAGGCGCAGCGCCGTCCAACCAGTAGCTCTTCTCTACTTTGACGTCCCAGCCCAGCTTGTGCAGCTCCCTAAACAATGCCTGGGCCAGCAGCACCCTCTGCTTCGCCATAAGGTCGGGGTAATGCTTGGCCCAATCGTACTCCCCTGATTGGAGCCCTAGTATCTGCTCTATCTTGGGGGTGGGGAGATTGACTAGGTAGTTCATTTCCAGCTCTGTAAACGGCGTCATCGCGTAATCTTCTACAGTTTTCATGTCAATTCTCCTCGGTTATTTCCATTGATTCAACAACTGGGAACAGGTCATACGTACCCATAGTGGCGATGAATCTATTCTTCACTAGCTCTTTTATATACTCGGGATTGTCGTGGGTGCTGTGTACAGAGCAGCTTGTATGAAACGTACCTCGTATCACCATAAAGTAGTGGTGCCCTTCATAGATCTTGATTGACGTACCCTGGGTGGGCTCTGGCGCACCAGGATGTATGTCTTCCATGGGGGTACTTGCAATCGGGGCACAAGATATCGAGGTGAGTACTCCCCACATCTTTCTGGCTATTTCTGAATAACTCAGTCGATTTAGGGTCTTGGTAGGGGCAGTTGGTTTCTTCCGGGTTACCAGCTCCACAATACGAGCAATTAGCTTCATTGGGGTACTCCAGTTCAATAAGTTTTTGGATAAAATGAGCGGCTTTCTCTAGATCCTGCCTACCATTCTTCTCCTTGTATCGTTCAATGTACTTAGTGGCCGATCCTATCAGGTAGCCCGGACCGAACAGCCGGTATATTCTATCCCAGTGCTGTTCACCACCCTTCTGATAATGGCTTCCGCCTATCTGTGTTTCGTTTGCTGACATTTGCTACTCCCAGGGCTGGTAACGCCCAGCCCTATTATACCAGTTGAAATTTAAATGAGTTGGGCGATTAAATCTTCAGCCTTCGCCCTAAACCTGCTATCTAGAGGCTGGTTCTTTAAATTATCCTCGGCGTGGCGGGCTATTTTATCAATAATATCCTCCACGGTTCGGTTCCCCATACTGCGCTCGTGCATACACTTTAGACCCAACTCCACACTGTCCGCAAACTTGAGTATGTTTACTTCGTCATTAGAAAGTATGTAATCGGGAAAATGAATGTTTGACTCTTCGTGCAGCAGCACTTCCATTTTTATGAGGGCTTTCTTCAGTTCAGGACTAACCCATTTAGCAGTCGCGGGCACGTCCCCCGTGCTTCGCTCGGCTACATCATGGCACAGCGCAGCGGCCAACAAATTCCCGCTTGGTATCTCCGGGTAGTAGAGGTACATGATTATTCCTGCCACGTTCGCGCTATGGTGCCCGATGGTATCCTCCCGTATGAGGGACTCCGTATGGAACCGCTTCACGTTCATAGCCTCACGAAAATACTTTAAGTTCACTTCATTCTCCTTTCAACCCATGCGTGACAGGCGCGTGCCCAGTCCGGCGATTGTATTTGATCACAGTATTTTAAAGACTCTTTGTGTGCTCCTCCTTTGTAGCACTGCCACGCGCTGTACATGGGGACCGCCACCCGATTGAGGAATACGGTCTGTTTTGGGTAAATATCGGCTGGATTATTGCAGAATCGTCCCACATCCGCAAGAAATTGCTCGCTCTCTTCTGGTTGATCAAGCAACAGTTGGAAATCATCCCAGTCTGCTCCCTCGTACCATTCTTGGTCAGCTTTTGAATCCTCATACAGTTCAGTCAAAGTATTCTTTAAATTTTCGGGGTAGCAGTGAAAGTTGTTGCTGAGCGTGTACATGGCTCCCATATTCATACCAACAGAACGGGCAACAAACTCGTGTAGGAAGCTCATGTGTACGAAATTCGCACCGTACAGCCCCCAGATGATATCGTTGGATCTGTTGCACACAGTCATATTCAACCCGTACGGATCTGGGTCAAAATAGATATGTGTGTTACAGGGGAAGTCTTTACCTTGTTTTCCCAGGTCAAAATCGCAGTCCCACATCTGCAGCACGCAGCGGCGGCTAGTGGGGTCGTACAGGAGAGTCTTGATTACCTCCTTAAGTTGATCTTGATGGAACCAGTTGCGCCAGCGGTGCCCGTATGCGCCGTGGAATTTAACCCCGTCATCGCTAAACGTAGATATGTGGCTGTTGAACTGCGCCACAAACTCTACATCTCTTCGGCCCGCTAGCATCCACATAGCCTCCATAAAATGGAAGAACGGGTTAGCACCTCGCAGAGGGCTGAATAGCACCCGTTGTCTAGGTTCCGTAATTTCAGTTACTACAGGACCACGTATTCGGTGAACTGGTCCGTTCCTGCTGTCCTGGGCGACTCCGTTATTTCTCATCACAGCCAGGGCTTGCGTGTACGCGTCGTTTACTCCAGTTCCGTATATCACCCTCATCTCACTTCCCCCTATAAATTCGTTTGCTGCGCCCGGTGCCCTCTTTGATACGCATATACTTAGAGAATTCACACAGACAGTTTTGCAGGTCTTGGTTACAGATTAGCGGTACGTGTTGAAGCGCCCCCCCTCTATGGAATATCTCATTCCGTATGTAGTCTATGTTGTACGCAAAATCGCGCTCACTAATTGCTCGTTCCGGCGGCTGGCCGAACCAGTAGTTCATTCCCTTCTTGCTGCCTGGGCCGCTGGCTACGAATTTGTGCCAGTCGGCCGCGCCCGCTAACGGGTGGCCGATTGTGTTTTTCAAATCAGCAATCACCTGGGCGGCCAGGAAACTACCTAGGCCATCCGTCTTCATCAATCTAGCGTGCCACGCGCCGCAGGTAGTGGGGATGCCAATTTCCTCCACGTCTACCTTCGCCCACCCCTGCTTCCATACGTCGTTGGCTACGCGGAACACATAATCCAACTTGTCCATCTTCACGCCGCAGGTGGTTATCAAGTAGGCCCCGCTGAATACCTGCTCGTTGTGCTGCCGTAGCTGCTCTACCACCGCTCGCATCCCTGGTACGTCCCAGTCGTATGGGTAGCCCATAGCGCTCAGAGTTTCGGGCCTATTGAACATGCGGGCCAACACCAGGGCAGGCACTAGGTTGTCCGCTGCGGCTTTCTCCTTTATCTTTTTATACCCCACCCATTCGTCCCGTATGTACTTCGTAACTTTGTCGTCCTCCCGGCGCACATTGGTGAAGTACGTGTTTTGAAAGATGGGGTCTTCTGACCAGGGCTTAGGTGCGCCCGTTGCTTTTTCACAGAAGATGTTCCACCGCTCTTCAATCCAGTACGTGAATAGTTCTTTGTTTGTCACTGCACATCCCTCTTGGCTTTGCCAGCTTTGTACATCTGTTTCCACTGCACCCGCAGATCCACTCGTTCGTCCCCCATCCACTTAGCCTGTTTGGGGCGCTTAATAACTGCCTGGGCATAAGGGCCAAACTGCTGTGCGACCCATCGAACCGCTTCTTCCTGCATGGCAGGGGTACGGTATAGGCTGCACCCGCCCGGTGCTTGGCAGCTGCCGTGGTCCTGCACGTAGCTGGTCAGCAAGGCGTTGGGATACCCTTGGCTGAGCAGGGTGCAGTTGAGAATGACATCGGCCAGGATGGGGAACTGGTCCACACGCGGAGCGGTCTTATTGGGGAATAGGTCCAGATTCACACCTTGTATGCAGATCACCTTTCCATTGGTCACGTACGGCAGCTTCGCTAGGTGCCCCATCTGGCGCGGGTGCATCCCCACCAGCGGGAAATCGTCCAACAGGTCTTCCATCATGGCCCACATACGAGCGAAATCTTCTTCGTCTGTCATTTTCAACAACTGTTGTGTTCCCACTACTCGTTTTGAAAACCATAAGTCGTCATCCATAATAATGAATTTACGGCTATCCCCTGCGCCTTGGTCTAGCAACCATTGAAATTTCTGGCTGTAGTTAGTCACACTGGTTGGAGCTTCCATTACGTCGCACATGGCCCCGTAGTAATCTTCATATGATTGCTGCTCCCCCGCGCTGCATATAACCGTAACAGCAGGTCCTCTTTCCAAAGGTATGCTGTTCAAGGTGTGCACCTTGCCAGCGCGCCCCCGAGACATTATGTATATGTTCATGAATCGATCCTCCAAAGAAAAAGCGGCGGGGTCATTAACCTCGCCGCTCTTGGGTGGCCCGTCAGTAAGATGGTTACTTCTTGCGCGCGACCTTGCTGGCGGGAGCCGGGGCTTCCTTCGCAGGCTTCTCTTCCTTTTCAGCCTTCGGCTTGGCTTCCGGCTTGCTGCCACCCGCTAGAGTAGCCGCACCGTCCTGCACGAAAAACCGCAGCCAGCCGCGCGGGGGATCCCCTACGGGGCACGAATCGAAGAACTTCTCAATCGTCTTACCGTCAGCCTTCACCAACAGGTTGTAGTACTCCAGGCGCTTACCGCGATAGGTGTTCTCCTTGGCGACGATGGTGATCGTTGCGCCGGGGAGAAACCCGTAGTCCTGGCGCTGTGCGCGCTCTTTCTTCTCGCCTTCCGGGGCTTCCACTTCAACTGCATTTGCCTTAGCCATGTTCATTCTCCTAATTATTGGGTGCCCATTTGAGGGCGTTCACTTAACTTGCACAGCCACCTTACCACGGGAAGATAGGTCGTGCAAGTACGATGATTACACGGGTTTAATCAGTGCGTTATTCAATTGTTTCTGTGTCAATTCCTTACCCAATAGGACATCCAATACTTCTTCGTCTTTAGTTCCCCTGGCAACGATGTGATACACAAAAACTGATTTTCCTTTCTGTCCCTGTCGGTACACTCTTCTATTCGCTTGGTCATAATATTCGAAATTCCAAGTAATGCCGAAGTGGCAGACGTGTTGACAACTTCCCTGTAGATTGAGACCGTGGCCCATACTAGCAGGATGCCCGACAAGCATCCGTATACTACCTGCGTTAAAGTCTTTGACATATTGGCTCACCTTCTTTGGGCTTACCCCGTTCCCTATGAATGGGGTGTTGGGAAATCGTTTGAGTATACGCTCTAGGTCGTGTATAAACTCGTACAGCACCAACAGGGGCGCACCCTGTAGGCCGTCTACCAATTCTTCCAGAGCGTTCAGCTTCTCGTCGTGTAAGATTTCGTAGTTGTGTTCAGCATCTATATACACCGCGCCGTTCGCTATCTGTCTACACTTCCCACCCGCTACCGCCGAATTCGCGGCCAGCACATAATTTTCCCCCACTGCCGCCACAAAGTCGTCGTTCACCGCCGCATAGATTTCCTGCACTTTGGGTGGGAGGGTAACGTATAGATTTCGGAACATGAGCTCCGGCATCTTGAGATGGTCCTCAGCGTTGAGCTGGAGACACAGCGGGCTGATACGTTTGACAATCTCAGCGTGAGTGTCCTCGTTGGGAGCCCATTTGTATGGCTCGTACGCGGCGTTGGGCTGATAGAAGAAACTGCTGCGGTAATGTGTGATGTATCTACCCAATGCCCGCCCCCCGTCAAGTATGTACATCTGGCCGAATAGATCCATGAGTCCATTAGGCACCACCGTTCCTGTTAAGATGTATCGTCGTACGAACTTAGGAAGCCACGCTTTGAGAAGTTTGAAGCGTTTTGTCGTAGCGTCTTTAAATTTAGTTGACTCGTCAATAAAGAGCGCTCCGGGTCCCCGTTTGAGCAGAGTTTTGATTGGGTACCCAGGTCCGAATAGCCAGGCCAGACCTTCAGGATTGATGATGTAAACATCGGCGGGCCAGTCGAGTTTTCTCTCTTTATCCTTGCCATGTAAGATTGCCCATTTTAGATCGCAGAAATTAGCCCATTTATCTATCTCTGCCGGCCACACTTCGTAGACCGGGCGCAGGGGTGCTATCACTATACACCACTCAATATGCTTCGCCTTTTTAAGCAGCTTGTAGATCGCCAAACTAATCGTTGTCTTCCCCAGTCCAGGATCTAACAGCAGGCCAGCCGCGCTCTGTTGTAGCCCGAGTTGGATGCCACGCTTTTGATACGGGTGGGGGACCCACTCCACCGGCTTCGTAATAGTTGACGACATTCTTCCCTTCCTCTATGGTATCAACAACAAATACGGCGCACGAACTTGCAATGAGGGCGCCAATTCTAATTCGTTGTAATGCTCTGGGTATTTGTCCGCCCCGTTTAAATTCAATGTAATAGTGCAGCCCGGATTTTGTAACAAGAAGTCTGTCTGGCCAACCCCCTGAGGCAGAATTATTAAGTTTGAATACCAGATGCTGTAGCGCCTTTGCGTGCGAACATACCGCTGCTTCAATGCGGGATTCAAGTGGGTCATGCCTCATTTCTCCCTCTTCAGCACGATGTTCTTAAGAAACTGCAACTCCCAGCGACGGGCTACTGTTTCCGCACGCTGTTCATCTCTAATCCACGCAGCTTCTTTTCTTTCTAATTCTTTGTAAAATTCATCTTCCTGGTCCATCCAATCTTCATACAACATCGCTTGCTCGGCATAATAGTCCTCTATATCTCCCATTTCGACCACCTCGCGTTCCGCGCATTTAAAATCGGCAGGGACCTTGTTTAGCTGCGCTAAAATCGCAGTACCTGCACATGAAAGTCGGGTTAGGGTTGAAATTTTTGTCACGTTCAAGCCTCTTGAATCTGTCCTGCCACGTCATCTTCATGATAGACAGGTCTGCCCGGCTGTGTTCGTCCGGCGGGGGCTGCTGTTTCTGGTCAAAGTATACGCCCGTTACCGTTACGCTATTGTATGCCGGGAACAATACAAGAGCTACTGTCGCGTACAGATGTTTTTGATAGGCGTGCTCTTCGTACACCTTGCCGGTCTTCCACTCTTTGATTTCAAGTAGATCCGGAGCCTGTACCCGCAAGTCAAACTTGCCTCGCGCCCATGCTTTGCTGTCGTTGAATGGGACCGGCAACCATTTCTTATTCACAGCCCATTCTTCTTCCGGAAAACAGTCGTACTGTAGCAGGGGCTCCACGTACATTCCCCACTTCTTGTGTATGTCCGGATGCATACGCGGTGCCTTCCCCAGCACGTAGTTGTCCACACTCTCATGTATGTCGGTACCTCGCTGGCCTGCGGGGCCAATGGGAGTGCGTGGCAGCTTAAGATTGTAAGAGTAGTTGTACTTCGCAGGACATTGATGCCAAGTGAGCCATTTGCTGTAGCTATGAACCATAATCGGAACCCCTTCGAGCGTTTGTTTTGCATGGCGGGCAACTAGGGTGCCGCCAACGGTTAGTTATGCGCTCGAGGGCCTTCGAGCGCAGCTCCATATACAGATTTTACCCCTGTTTTGGCGCACCTGGGCCACTGGCTAGGCGCACGCCTCCAAATCAAACCAGTTCGCCCCTACAAAGCCCTCACTTCGCATGGGGCAGTCACACACTTCTTTGTCCATGGCCTCTCGAAGGATAGCCATGCTGCCTTCCCAATTATCTTCTGGGGCGCTTTCGTTGATTTCGTCGTGAACGGTAGCCAGGAACACATCGTCGGGGGCTTTGTTGTCCCACCACGCACAGATGCTATCTTTCGTTTGGTCCGCGCTGCTGCCTTGGATAAGATAGTTTAGCAGCTTATACGCGAACTCCACCCTGCGCCCGTTAATGATCTTGGGTGGTTCCACGTAGTATTCCCGCCCACCCCACGTCCGTATGCTTTGTCCGGACTTACCCCTGCGGTTCACTAATTTCTGTAGCTTCTCTACATCAGGGAATGCTTTAAGGTAGCCCGACTTAATCAGGGCTGCTTCGTGGTTAGGTCTGCCAAGCTGCTCTGCCAAGCTATTGACCCCGCTGCCGTACACGATGGAGAAGGCTGTTATCTTAACGTCCTTGCGGGGAAAGAGAATGTTGACGAGTTCCTCAATGAGGAGCATAGCTGCCTCGTGGGGATCCAAGCCTGGGTTGTCCTTGTACGCTTGTAGCAGCACACCGTCAGCAAAGTGTGCCAGCCACCTTACCTCCTGGCTGGAATAGTCCCGCTTGAGCCAGCGGTGTCCTAACTCAGGCAGCAGATACCGGCGCATGAGCGGGGGCGGGGGCAGTCCTTTGGGAATAACTATCTTCAGCTCGTTAGTCACGTTCATTAAGGATGGTTTACTCGCCGATAGACGACCTGTACGACTACCTCTACTGTCTCCCCCCTCGCGGTCATGTGTTCTAACTTGATTCCAGGAAGTGTGCAGTCTGCCGTCCGAATTTGACAGCGAAGCCCACGGTCTTGCAAATGTTTGGAGACAGCCTGCCATAGCTCCCCGGTATCGAAGAAGGGCGAGGATTGCTGGGTCATTTATTGCTTTCTCCAAATTGTCTTTGCTGGTGCTTCGTCTTCCGGTGGCAGTGAGAACCCACTGACCAACGAGGCCAGCAGCTTCAAGTGCATCCGCAAGCTCGGCGGTTTTTCCGAAGTCAATACTGTCTCGCTTAAGTTTCTTAAGAAGCATTTTCTCAACTTTGACCAATGCTTTTTCGTATGCTGCCAAATCTTTTCCGAGGCGTTCAACATCTACCCGCACTCCTTTAAGCTCGCTGTAGTACGTTATCGGCATCAGCCGCTGCTCGCGCTGGTACGCATCCCACATAAGGTTCTTACCGATTTGTGGAGCCAGCAACTCAAACAATCCCCAAGTACGGTCTGTGTCACTACAAGCATATTCCCCCACTAAGTCGCCCGGCGCAGCGTATATCCACGCCCCTGCTTCTTTACGGCTGGAGCATGGGGTGTGTTCCATAATCCAATCTTGCAGCCGGTCCTGTTCTTCTGGGGGCAGATTGAGCAGCCGCTCCGAGTTAGGTTTCAGGCTCAGGTTGTCACTGTACGGATCGTTAAGAAACAGAAGATACATGGTGTCGTGTATCTTTTCCCAGTCCGGCATGGGGAAGTCGAACCATTTGAGCGCCACGCTGATGTCAAACTTGGCATTGTGCATCAACAAGTCTTTGTCCCACACTGCGGCCAGGGCAGCGCGGGCTTGGTCAAACGTGCAGTTGTTCTTGGTGGGGTGCCCCCATGCGTAATACTTACTCTTACCTTTCCCTTTTTTAATTGACACACCCACAGGTTTGGGTGGATTAAACGAAGTGTTGCCGTTGATCGGCATAGTTTCAAAGTCTACTGTAATCATGACGGCTCAATAGCGGACTTCATAGGGATGCATTGTACTTGACTATTGAAAGCTGTGCCAAGCATAGGTCCTGATAACACAATTTTCTTAGCAACTTCACAAGCGTATAAGCTGGGAAATGTTTGACCCCACATGGCGGTGCCCGCGCTCGAAGTAAGAGCTATAAATAAGAGATACATATTCATTTATCGAACCTCCAACCTTTGAATACGGGGAACCTTGGTACGTCCTTAACTCCAAAGGGCTGGTACTTAAACGTTACTGTTCTACCTTGGTACATCCCACGGTTGACCCACACATCTAATCGTTCAGCATCGGTAAACCCGGTGCCTACGTTTATTGTACCCCAAGAGGTTTTCAAGACCAAGGCCCCGAGCGTTCCCATAGGCTCCATGTTTGCCTTGTGGCTACTACGCTCGGCTAGTCCAAACGCATCGTAGGTCTGCTCGTTGGCATTGTGCAGCTTCTCCTGAAAATCGATTACTATGCCCTCAGCATCTGCAAACTCCTTCCACTTTACGAGCCACCCTTGGCGTAGCGTGCTGCGGCCCTCCTTGTAGGTGCCCATCTGTGCGCGGTACATCGCTCCTTCATAGCCGCTCTCCAAACAAGCCTGGGCGTAGGCTATGAATTGGTCTGGGTCACGCAGTTGTACGTGCTCAACCAGCTTGTATCGTCGCTGATACAGCGGATTCACCCGCGCTATTTGTCCTCGGGCGCACATGAGTCTATCAATGAAGGGCGCTTCTGGCTCCGCAAATGAATCAAATACCATGAACGCCCAGTCGGGAATACCTTCGTGGGACATTACTTTTGACTGTATAGTGTTGAAGTCGTCAATCTTGTCATTAGTGAACGTTACCAGCTCACCGTCAAGATAGGGTATGTCACAATCAACGGGGGATAGTACCCCACGTATGGATGCATTCGGAATGGGTTTGAAGTTGCGGCTTACAGCGCCGAGAGAGGGGTGGGTGAGGCAGCGTATGCCGTCTAGCTTCGGGCTGGCTAAGACTACTCCCGGCCAGTGATTCTTGAGGTGGTGTACATTCTCCGCCGTGGCGGCTAGCATTGGTCGTTTGATCGTATCGATCATTGTCCGTTCTCCTTAGGGGATGGTGGTAAGCCTAGTGGACAGTTTAGCCGCATGCCCAGGCGGGGGTCTAGCAGTCTCCCCAGTGTGGTGCTAGGGCTGAAGGGGCGACTTCCTGCTAGAAACCTGCTTTACCGAGAAGTTCCAGTACCTCAGACACACCTGGGTTATTATCCAATGCGTCAAGAGCTGCGCGCACTTTATTGAGCTGAGACTGTAGTTCGACCTCCTGTTGGTTCAGTCGCTCTCTCACGGTAAGCGGGTGACACGGAGTGCCGTAGCCGTGAATAGTCAGTTCTTTTTGGTCGTACATATTCGTTGTTCTCCAGAAAATTTGTGTTTAGATCTGGGTATGTCAAATATTTCCCATCCCAGAGATTCTCTGTTGGGGAAGGCGATGCCTGCGCCCTCCCCCTTTGTTTCGTAGCCCCAACATGACTCAATACTTAGCCTTCCGACCTTTGGTCGGCTTGACCTCTTCCTCCTCTTCATCAGGAGGCGTCATGTCAAACGGTGCCATCAGCAGGGTGTTGCAGCTTTCGCTCAACTCATACAGTGCGCTGAGAGCGTTGGGCGGCACCAAGTCCACGTGCTCAAAGTGAGCCATGTACTGGAACCGTGCGTGAGGCTTGAGGGCAATGTTTGTCACCACTCCAAACGCAGGGCGTTGGAAGCGCGCCGCAATGGTGTTCACGTACTTGCCCCAATTTTCCACGCTGGTAGGCATCACCTTGAGCACGGCAAGATCAGCGCTGGGAATCTCCTCCGGGTCGTTAACGACACCAGCGGGCACCAGGGCTAACCGTCGGCGCACGCTGCATGCTCGTCCTTTCCCGTTGTCAGCGGATTTGAAGGCATGCTTCGGGCATAGGCGGCACACCGTCACAGGCTTACCGTCCGCACCCAACGGACGGTTCTCAATGGGTACGTGCTCATGCGGCACCATTTCATCGTCCAGACTGCCTACGCCGAAGCAGCGCGGCGGCACGATACGGTCGCGGTCAAACTTGACGTCGTACCAACTGTGCTCAACTGCGGAGCCCAACACGACTACGTCCATGTTGTTGTTCGGCACAGGGTCCCCACCGTAGGACATGATGCCACCTTGAAGGGAGAAGGAAGCCCCGCTTACCCGCTCCTGCTTGGCGTTGGCCACAGCCATTTCCGCCATCTTCTCTTCCCAGTTTACCAGCTCCTTGCCAGTGCTAACTTCTTCCTCTTCGTCCTGCTCTACAACAGGGGGTGCGATCACTTTTGCTCTAGCCATGTTTGCTCTCACTTCTTTACTTGCGAATAGGAGAAGTCTTCCACTTCGATGGCTTCAACTCCCGGTATGGTTTTCTTCTCATCCCAACGGGCGGCTACTGCGGCCTCGCCTACGCGGCGCTGCAACAGATCCCAACCTTTGGTTTTTGCGATGTACGCATAGAACTTGGGCCAGTCCACCACGTTGGGCTTCTTTTTTGGCTTGTATTCTACGGTTACGAGTTTGCCACCAATGGCCCCTACATCGTCTTTTTTCATGGCGAGTAGGATGGTAGCTTTGAGGGCCGATTCCTTGGCTTTGAGTTCAGCGGCCTTCTTGTCTGCTGTTAGGCGGGCAGCGCGTGCTTTCCACCAATCATCACTCAACTTTGCCAGCTCTTTACTATTCACTTTGTGCTCCTTACTTGCTAATGCTGCCGGTGCGCCCCGCCCCTACTCGGCACAGGTCGAGGGGGCACAGGGACGGGGCGCGCGGGCCAGCCATTGCATTATATGGCTTGCATTTGCCGAGTGCTAGCAGCGCCAATCTCCAATACCATCCCATGCAAACTCCAACATTCGTCCATCACTGGGGTGAGCGTAGTGCGGCGCGGCGATTTCAGCTATCGCCTGCATCAGCCGAAAGCCCCCCAACTCATTGGCTCGCTTGCCGATGCCCTCTATCTGCTTCTTCTTCATGGGGTCGAGAAAGGACTGACGATTTTCAGTCCTGTCTGTGTCGTTTACACTAATGTGTACCAGCTCACACGCCAGTGCCAGCACCTCAAGACGAAGGAAGGTGTCCGTCTTTATCGCTTCCCACAAGGCATCCCTTTCCTGCTTGTAGTTGGGGTCGGTGTTGATTTGCACAAAGTCAAGGCCCAACGACTTGGCGAGTTCTTCATTATTCATCGTCTTCATCCTCAATTACGTTCACACGCTCGTTAAACACCAGCAGCGCAGGGCCCGTGACGGCGCGGCATCCGCATTCAATACAGGCGTACCCCTCAGCATCAGGTTCCACCCCCGGCTGGTTGTACCCGCAATTGAGGCAGTACCCGCTGCACTCATCATCTGCTTTTTCTAGCTGAGACACAGACAGTGTAATCATTTCCACCACCCCTTTAGCTTCACTATCGTGCGCAACATATCCAGCCGCGCTAAACATTCCATCCGATCTCCGTTACTTTCGTAATTTTCTCCGTACCACGCCGTAGCTTCGTTGAAATCAGTCCATTCGTGGCAGCCAGCCCGATACACTACCCCACTTTCTTTCTGCCACGCCCAAAATCTGTAGCCGCGTTCATCTTGTCCAGCGTCTATTATATAGTCCCCATACAGATCGGCCTTAGACAGATTGGCCCCAGACAGATCGGCCCCATACAGATTGGCCCCAGACAGATTGGCCCCATACAGATTGGCCTTAGACAGATCGGCCCCATGCAGATTGGCCCTAGACAGATCGGCCCTAGACAGATCGGCCCTAGACAGATCGGCCCTATACAGATTGGCCCCAGACAGATTGGCCCCAGATAGATCGGCCTTAGACAGATCGGCCTTAGACAGATTGGCCCCAAACAGATCGGCCCCAAACAGATTGGCCCCAGATAGATCGGCCTTAGATAGATCGGCCTTAGACAGATTGGCCCCAAACAGATTGGCCCTATACAGATTGGCCCCAGACAGATTGGCCCCAGATAGATCGGCCTTAGACAGATCGGCCCCAGACAGATCGGCCTTAGACAGATCGGCCTCAGACAGATTGGCCCCAGACAGATTGGCCCCCGGCACTTCTAAAAATAGAGTACCGTCTATTTTGTATATTTTCATTCTGATTTCTGCCTCACTATGCTTACGATTTGGGATGCCCAAATGACTGGGCTAGGGTGCGCCGCGCGATAGTCTGTAAAAGCGTCAAACGGATTACGTCCTTCCATTTCTATCGTGTATTCCTGCCAGTTGGCGCCGATGTAGGTACGATACACTGCCACATACTTATGTTTTCGCATGGAGGAGCTCCACAATGGTAATCTTCACAACCGGGGTTATGCCGTGATAGAACTCTACCAGACGGGCCATAACCGCAAACGAATCTGTAGCCACCACTATAAAATGGGTTTCATTTCCTTCGTCATCTATCTGATCACTAAACGTGACGCTGTACTTCTTCATCTCGTTCTCCCACTGCTGTTATTCACTTGTAGGCGCTGTGCCTAGGGTTAATGTACTGTAGGAAGTTTTCGTATACAAGCAGGATTTGCGGCCTGGGCGTGCCCCTATAGTAATGCTTAGAAAGTGCGGCAGTTCGTGCTGTGCGGAATGGGGCCGGGGGCTATACTGGGGGTGCCTGGGCCACATAGCCCAGATAAAGGGACGCCCGCATTGCGCGGGCGTTCTTTTCATTAGGGCTGTTGGGGTGGAGCTAACACCCGTAACAATCGGCCCTTGAATTATAACCCTAGCGGGTGGGGATAACAATGGCGAATAATGTGAGCTTGATAGATGAACACTTTTCCGAGCAACGAGACTATCTTAGCAAGCGAGGAATCTTACCTAATCTGATTACGCAGCTTGGTCTTCAGTTCTGCGGTCCTGGGATGCTTGGTGAAGAAGGAATTACGTGGAAAGGAGTTAGCAAAGGAATTCTCTGGCGCATACGCGACTTTAATGGAGAAGAGACTGGAGCAATCGGCGCTAGAGTATGGTATCAGGAGACATTTGGCAAACTGGACCGCCCAAAATTCGCCACCCCAAAAGATCAAACCCCTCGCTTATACCATTCACCTCTCTGTGATTGGACGAAGCTCGAATACGGGCAGACAATCGTACTGTGTGAATCATACCTTAAGGCCGATGTCGCTGCACTCTGTGGATTCCATGCTATCGGCATTAGCGGGGTGTGGGGATGGAGCCACAAAAAGGCAATCATTGATGACTTCAGCCGCATCCCCTGGAAAGACCTGGGGCTCAAACTGGTTGTCTCCTTTGACTCCAACGTGGGTCCAGGAGGAAATGAACTCCTTACACTTGCAGTTGAGCGGCTTGCAGCAGAAATGGACCGTCTGGACGGACGAACTCTCGCCGCCTACTTGCCTAAACCTAGCGGCGGCGGAGATTGGGGGCTCGACGACTACTACGTAGCTAACGGACGCGGGGCCACAGCGGATCTGTTGACTAATACGCAGGTTAGAGTGCACAGCGGCATTACTCAACACATGCTAGTAATGAACCGCGAAGTAGCTGTGGTGCAGCAGTTGACTAAGATAGTAGACATAGAGACCGGCGTGTTGATGACTCGCGGTGACTTTATGAACATCGCCTATGCTCCCCGCAAAGCATGGGGAGAGGACGGCAAACCAATATCAATAGCAAAGTGCTGGTTGGAGTGGTCCGACCGGACGGAGGTGGACCGTGTCGTATTCAAACCTGGAAAAGAAAGACTTATTGACGGCAACTATAACATCTGGCGAGGGATGGGTTGTGATCCTGGTGTGTCCTCGGAAATTGGGCTGTGGGAAGAATGGCTTGAATGTGCCTTTCCTAGAGACAGTGAACGACATTGGTTCTGCTCTTGGTGGGCAAGTCAATTGCAGAATCTCGGAATCAAGCTTACTACTTCGCTTGTCCTTGTGGGTGTGTCGGGCGTTGGTAAGGGCTGGGTCAGCTCTATAATGAAGCGGATCTTTGGCCGGGATAATTGTGCAAATGCAGACCTTATGAGTTTAGGGGGTAGGTTCAACTCGGACTATGCGATGAAGCAGCTGCTCATTGTTGAAGAAAGCGAGCTCCCTGGCTGGAACGGGGACATGATATACAATAAGGTCAAGGATCTTATTACCAACGAGCAGATACGTGTGGAGCCCAAGGGCGTGAACGCTTACATGGTTGACAACTGTGTGAATATAATGTTACAGGGGAACAAAGTTGATATCTTTAAACTGGATGAATTTGACCGTCGCATGGCTGTTTTGGAACTTAACGGTGACGTTATTGCTAATAACGATAGCTTTTGGGAAAGCAGGTGGAGTGTGTTGGATGACGGCCTCTGTTCTGGTATTTATCAATGGCTGCTTGATTACGATACAGGTGGCTTCAATCCTTTCGGTATGGCTCCAATGACAGCGGCCAAAGAGGCCATGATCGAGACAACCCACGCTCCCAGAGAACAGTGGATTAGTGAACTTCGAACGGATGCGGGAAGTATAATGAATGTGCTGGGAGTGGACGTGGACTGTAGTGTGGCGACGGCTAAGGAGCTGGAGTACGTTTATCAAGGTGGGACGGTACCACTTTGGGACATCGATAAGAAGTCATCAGATGCTATGAGCAGGGCGCTACGATCTGCACGATTCCCAATGGCACACGACGGGGCTAAGATTAAGGTGGGAGGTGTGAGTAGTAGGTATTTCTTATTGAACTTTGGCTACGCTGGCAGGACCAATTGGGCTGAGCTTGTGGAGGGCCGCAAGTTTTGGAAGCAGCTTATGAAGGGCAGCAAGGTGTAGTTCATAGTTGCATCCGTTTAGGTCAAACATTACTATAGGGGTGTGGGCGCAATGCCGCGCACCACACAAGTGAAAAGTGGAGAATGAGATGGACACACCTTGTACTGACCCCACCGGAATCACGCCCCACGAGATGGTACACATCTGGCGCGTGGCGTTGTACGACTATTTGCAAGCCAGCACATCCAATGTTGAACGTACCCTTGTTGAGCAAGATGGCATTGTGTACGTTGAGCTAGAGCCCGGAGTCTGGATGGACTTCACCCGCCCGGAAGTCAGCAAAGGCCCGGACACTACCCGCCTAGTCAAACCGTGGTAGCCGCCATGCCCGCATACATGACACGGGAGTACAAGAAGCGTTACCGCGACTTGTACTACCGAATCACTGGAGTTACCTTACCCACCCCACCACGGGAGGCAGCGGTACACTACGTGAATAGCCTGTATGATCATGTGCAGGCATCGGGCCTGCATTATCCACTTGTAATGAAACTTGGCAAGAACGCGACATGGGCGGCCATCGTAGGTCGTACGCGTGGGCTGGGCCGTGCAATGGGAAAGGTGAATTTATATGAATACTGAAAAGAAATGGGTTGACTATTTGGCTGAGTTCTGCACGTATCATGCTCGTATGCAGGCTCACATTGGACACTTGCCCCGCAAGGACCTAGGCAAAGAAGGGGCTATTGAGTATTTGAACTGGATGGTTACGAGCTGTATGCAAGTCTGCAAACCCGAGTCGGTGCCTGAGTTCCGCAGACTCCTTGTCAACTCCCAAAGCGTTACATGGAGGAGTCTGGCAGCGCGCATAAAACAACTGTGTGAGCTGTGGATTTAGGCATGTTGCAGCGCAGCAAAACGGGTTGCCAGATGGGTTGCCAGGGCCTAAAATCGGTAAAAGCTGGCAACCTGGGGGCTTTCTGGCAACCCGTTTTGTCTTAAATCCTTATGCAATAGGTGTGCCATTACAACAGACGTGTGGTGGGAATACAACCGACGGTTGCCAGCTTTGCTGTTTTGGTTGCCAGATAAAGGGTGCTGGCAACCTGGGATGTCAAAGCGTAAGTGCTTGTTTTACATGGCAAAGGGGTGAATCGGGTTGGCAGTGGTTGGCCCGGTGGG